CAAAGAAACCAGAAGGTACTAACTCATCACAGTACTTAGCAATAGTATATAGTGTCCATTTATCTACTAAAGAAGAATCAATAAACTCGCCAAGTCCATACCTATCATTAGTTATTAAATCATAAAAACACCAAGCCGGATTATCTGTCCATTTTAAACTAGATTCAAATGTACCATCCCATACAGTAGGATACTCTCTAGTTAGTGGGTTATACCCCGTCGGTATTTTAACTTTTAGTAACTTTACTAAGTAACCTCTTTTAGGAATACTACTAAATTGTTCAGAAGGAATAGATGCTGCACAATAAGCACAGTTCTGATATCTTAACTTAGTATGACTTATTTGAGTATAAGAGTCAAAGTAGATACTATTTTGAATCCTATCATCTGTTGAGTCTGGTGTAACTCTTTCAACTCTAATAGTGTACTGCTCTGGTATAGCAAGACCAGGAGTTCTATTTAGATCAACCATAGAGGAGTGTTGGTATAGAGAAGTATTCTTTCCTTCTAGTACTCTTTCAAATAGTTCAACGAAGGAGGGTTCTGTACTCTTTTTTAAATAAACTTTATAAGTAACTGAACTACCTACTACACTACCATCAGCTTTATATTCTACTAATGCAGGTACACCAATTTTTATTCTTACTTGCTCAGCAGTACTAGAGCTAATAACTACTTCTCTAGAGTTATGGAAAGTTACCTCTTGATTTACTGCTACCTCGGACTCTACTCTATCGAAACCGGCTAAGCTTACTGGATTTTGGTCTTTTTCTCCATTTCTAAATTGAAAAGAGTAATCTTCAAAGTTTCTTGTATTATCCTTATTTAGCAAAGGTACATCATTTAAAAAGATAGATTTAGCATTTCCATCAAAACCAGCATAAAGTCTTAAAAACTTATTAGTAAGATTATCTACAAGGTTATTCCCAGTATTAACAAATGGAGTACTAACTAATCCTTCTATAGGGCCTTCACATATTAAATCTACTACTCTGGCAGTAGCCGTAGAAACTAGTGTATTGGCAAGAGTAACGGGGGCACGAGATTTGCCTCCACCGCCATTATGTACTTTTATATTATTAGCAATATAGGTATGGTACTTACTATCTACTATAAAATTATATACTGTAGTATACTCTACTTCTGTTATATCTATAATAGGTACTAAGAAACCTGTACTATTAACTAAGCATATACTTTCATCCAGTCCACCTATAGGTAGAAAGTTATTTTCACTAGTTAGTACCCAGTGATTAGGTGTAGCAGTAATTGAGCTACCACCCCACAGAGTATACTTGTATACTAGTTCATTTTGATGCTCACTAGTATGAGTAACTATAGAGGTAAATAGGTTACCTAGGTCGTCGAAAGATACTACCTCTGATCCTATACTGATACTCTCAATAGGTATCTGCCCACTAGGAGTTAGTACTAATGTACCTTTTATAAAACATCCACTACCTGCTATTGTACTAATCATTTATGTTTCTCTCTATTATGCAACACCGGTAGCTGCTAGTTTCCATCCTGGTGGAATATCTGAACTACCTTCTGGTTCACAGTAGGCACTTCCACTAGGGTTTTGGTACGGGCCATCCCCAAAATCATTAGTAATCAAACAAATATAATCATTACTAGTAGTAAAAGTATTGGTATTTTGATTATAGAAATATACTATATTTCGAATCTCACTACCTTCTACTCCAATACCTGTATCAGTTGATCCATAAGTAGTTATTGCTATAGGAATAGTACACTCATAGGTAGAGTCAGAAGCTCTAAATCTTAAAGATGGATGTGCTAGTAAGGTTCTCCATCCGGAAACTTCTGAACTCCATAAGTTAGCTGTATCCGTAGTATATATCCAACTATAGTTCATCAGAGTTGCTGCTTTTGAATAATCAACGTCTATACCTGCACTTACTACTGCAGATCCAACCATTAAAGTACCGTAACCTATTGGTACAGGTAAACCCTGCCTAGTAGTATTAACTACACCACTAAAAGTTTTACTAGGATCATCTTTTTGACTATCTGCTGGTTTTGGTGGTGCATATAAAATAGTAGATATACCCATCATAACTAAGCCTAAACCAACTTGAGATACCATAGCCGCAGCAGTACCTGGAGCAGCAACAAGCCCTCCCATACCTTCTAGACCCATCATAGTTGATAGTCCACCAGAGGCCCACATTAAAGCAAAACCTAATATAAGTAGTGGTAATCCCTTGCCTTTTCCATGTACATAAGGTATAATATGTATTGGCTTATAACCTATAGGGTCTGATAACTCAGACTCCTTTATTTGTTTATTACCATATTTTACTATAAATCCAGGTTTATAATTTACTATAAAGTTAGCAAATTCACTGAAATTAATAGATAGAGCCTTTATAGCCTCAGGAATACTACTTACTTCTAAGTCTATTTTTGGAACAAATTTTTGAGCTAATATTCCATGTAGTACTACAGTTCTCATTATATAAGTTCCTTATGCCTATAAATAGAGTGTGTATACCTATTCCAATAAGGACCATACACATCTAAGCTAGAAGCTCTATCTTGTAAATGATGTAGAAAGGTATTATCTCCATACTTAATACCTGAATGTGTGGGTATAGAGTAACTACCTATTTTAAATAATAAAACATCATATTCTTTTAAATCATTTACTTTTATGAAATTATTATTTACTGCACCTTCTGTAAATATATCTCTATTTTGTAGGTACCATTTAGGATCCGATAGAACTATTCTATTAGTTTTTATACCACATTCTCTATATAGTACATCACTAACAAGACTCCAACAATCAATTATACCAAAATGATAGCTTCTGCCTATATAGGGTAGAAGTTCACTAGTATCTGGTTGAATAATAGTATGAGTATCTTCAGATACTGAGTATATTATCCAAGGTACTACACCATTATTACAGCTATAAATATCAGCAGCACTAGGCTTTGAGGAATATGTTGTATGACTATGAATTATATAGTCTATTTGGTGATCCTCTAATACCTTTAAATACTCATCTGTATTAAATATAAAAGAATTAGGGTCTATAGATATATTAGTAATAGGAATAAAAGTACTATTAGATACTATGCCACATACTTCTTTATCTGGACTATTTTTTGCATATTCTATAAATTTAGTTAAATAGTCCTGCACCAGGAAATCCTCCAAAGTTTAATACATTATCTTTAAACCTAAGTTTACAATCTGATAACCTTTTTCCACACTTATCCTCACTTGCTACTGTAGTAGGTATGCCATTTTTAGTAAAATATTCCTCCTTTAAAGCATTGGGAGTATAGTTACAGTTTTCATCCCTATATTTCCAAGTACAAATATTTTGTAGTATAAGTCTTCTAGGAAGCTTTATGGAAGATATATCTAAAACTGAAACTAATTCATACTCTACATAAGAACTAGTTTCTACTGATTTTCTATCAATATAATAAGATTCATCAGGGAATTTACTATTAGGATCAGCATCAGGATTATTTCCTCCTTGAAAGTTATCCCCGTCTAAATACTTAATCATAGTACGGATTCTAGTTACTTTTGCGCCAAGTAAGTCTCTGTATGCTAAATTTAACCCAGTTACTACTCCTGCTATGTTAGCTATAGTAAGTTTAGGGGAGGGGGCAGAGCCACCCTCCCAGGAAATACCCTCTATTTTAACAGGTAAACTAGCATAGATAACTCCGTTCCATTTTACACCATCGTGCCCTACTAAATCTTCAGCTCTACCGTCAATGAAATGTGCTATACCTAATGGTGTTCCACCTGCGTCCTTAAACATACTTAAATCCATCTGAAATAAGTCTATAATAGTACTAGGGGCTGACTTGATTAACTCATCTAGTATACTCATGATATATCGTAAACTCTATTAAATGTTGCTGTTATAGTTCTACTTATATGAGAGGTATATTCTACTTTCCACTCCTGGCAGATAACCTTATAAACAGTTGCTTCACCAGGAGGTGTAAACAAAAACATCTCACAACCCCTTTTATCTTCAAAAAAAGCAATAATAGCATTAGCATTAGTAAGGTTATTATTAACAAAACTTAAATCCCAACTATCAATAGAGTTATTAATACCATACTGTATTCTTTGAGAATAACCGCTAGAAAAACTAGCGGTTGTTACTCTTGGTTTACTAGTTTTGGTAAAAGACCTAGAAGGAATCCAGGTAAAATTATCTGCCATACAACATTCCTCTAGGTTTCATTTGTGTCATTAGTTCTTCTTGTATAACTGCTTTAATTTTACGATCTAAACTAATACTAAAGTTTTTGCTTTGTTCGACGTCTATAGTACTATTTTGGTTGGAACCAGTATTAGTGACACTTACATTAATAGTAGTATCCCCAACTGATGTGCCTTGTGAGCCTTTTAGAGTTACTGGGATACTGCGATTATCTGGTAGAGGTACATAAGCTTCATTTTTACTACCTTCACCAAACATAGCAAGTTGGGGTGAACTAGCTATCCCACCTCTAGCATATTTATGGAGTGGCATGTCACCTAATGGGCCTACAATACCACCTTTCGCTTTAGCAATAGGCTTAAGGCCAAGGCTAGGGAATGCTGATCCTAAGGCACCCATTATTCCACCAGTAATCATAGAGTTTGCAACGCCTCCAACAATTCCTAGTAGTGCACCCTTTGCATCTCCTCCAGTTACTAGCGCCCCAACTAACCCACCAATTGCTGCTTGCATCATAGTTCCTGCTTTACTAATCTCAGCACTAGCCGCAGCAACTGGAAGCGCCATCAGTTCACCTGCTTTTTTAGCCATCAGTTCAGGTGCTGCTGACTTTACTACAGTACCTGTAATAGGACGAAAATAATTGCCCTTATTTTCATTATGTAGTATTTCTTCTATTTCTCTAGCACCAGGACTAACCCTATCCCATTCCCTATTCAAATACTCCGCTACACTCTCTGTAGTAGGATATTCTGGATCAGAGTGACCCATACGTTTAACATCAGAGCCAGGAGCTTGAGCTCTAGCAATAATGCTGTGTGTAAGCCCACTATCAGGTAAAGGTGTTACAGCTGGATCCCATGTAAGCTCATAAGGAAAAGTTTTTACTCGGGCATATGAATATGTTTCCTCCCTATTAATACCAGTACTCTTAGTAGCCCCTTCAGTAAGTTCTTCAAAAAGACCCTTATTAGGATTAGTTACTAGTAGTAAGTCTACTATAGCTTGTCTAATTGCTTTTAACTCGTTAAGAGAAGAATCTGCTGTAATTTGCAAAGATTTTGCAGCTTTCTCTTGATGAGTATCAGTATTAAACCCGGCTTTAGCAGCTAGAGACTTGATTCCTTGCTTAAGCTGATTTTTCATCATATCTGAAGCAATATTTCTGAACATATCACTTAGAGTATTTCTAACCATATCTCTAAAGTCTATCCAGCGTAACTTAGTTTCATCCATCTTCTGTAACATAGTAGTAAAGCTATCAACTATAGAATCGGCAGCATCTATAATTCCTACAGCAAATTGTGACATCATAGACTTAGATTTACCCATAGTCTCTTCAATCCTATCCATAGCTATAGTTACAGCTTGTTGCATACCTTCAGCACCAAAAATATCGGAAGCTCTACCAGATTCTTGCTTTGTTTTTAGACTAATTTCAGTTTCCTTCTTTAGTGCTTCAGTTAGTTTTTGATGCGTTTGTAGCTTGTATGCAAAATGTTTTTGTTCTAGATCTATTATTTTTTGAGCAGCTTCTGGGTCACCTTCCTTAGCTCTTTCAATAGCTAACTGAGTTTCTAGTATACTTTGCTGCAGTTTATATTGTTCTAGTAGTGTTTGCGTACCTAGTTTATTTAGCTCGTTAATTTTACTATAATCGGTAGATACGCTCAATAAGTAATCAGAGTAAGAAGAAATTAAGCCTACTTGTTCACTTAAACTATCAGAAAGTTTTTTAGTTACTTCAAACATAGTCTTTTTAATGTCTAGGTTTTCCTGATCTCTTAAATGCTGCTCTTTTTTACGTTTAGCTTCGTTTTCTAGCCGGAAAGTAGCAAGTTCTGCCGTTTTTTCCTGTACAGCGGCATCTTTTTTACTATAGTCTGGGTCTTTCTTTTTATTAGACTCACTTAATTTTATAGATAGTCTATCTAGATCTTTTTGTTTACTATCTAATTCCTTCTCATACTTTAGAAGGTCTGCCTTAGCTTCTGTTATACTAATTTTAGCTGCTAATCTATCCGATAAATATTGAGAGTCTAATAGAGAAGTTCTATCTGCCTGCTCTTGCAGAATATTAAGCTCCCTAAGTAGCTCTTGTTCTCTAGGGCGGAAGGCTTCTGCAGTTATTGCTTCGTCAGACTTCATTCCTGATTGAACCTCAGCAATAACTCTTTTAGGTATGCTTTCTTTAATAGCGTCTATTTTTAGTGTAGCAATACTACTTGCTGCACCTAAGGACTCTAAACTATTAGCTAAAGTTAGTATTTGAGAAGCTATACTAGTATCTAAACTTTTTGTTCTTAAAAAGTTTTTTGCATCTTCTCTAATATTACCTGTTTGCGCTGGAGCAACTCCCCCCTTTCTAATTATATCTCCACCAGCAACAGACATAGAGCTTTTTAATTGTTCTAAAATAGACTCTTGCTGTATTTTGATAGAATTAGCATTAGTTCTTTCTGCTTTTATTTGAATATTAGCTATTTTCTCAGCAGTCTCCTGTTCATCTTTAATAGCCTGTGCTTGACCTGCCTTAGAGAAACTACCAAAAAACTGACTAACTTTTAGTTTATTAGATAGAGCAGTTTGGGCTAGGCTTGCTTTACCAGCTGCAGTAGCTAAGTCTGCTAGACTTTTTGAAGCTTTTAATGAATATCCAATATAATCTTGCTGTACTTTCTCAATTCCACCGTATGAACCAATTAGTGAACTAGTACCTTGGCTGAGAGATTTTGCTCTATCACTTTCTGCTTTATCTTGTAGGCCTTTATCAGACCCAGCAAGTTCCATAGCTGTCTTGTAATTATTATTAGTATCTTCTTGTAGTCTATTTAGTCTAGTACGTAGTCTATCTAAATCTGCTGGTAGACTTACACCAGACATTTGTTCAAACTGATCAGTAATACCAGATAAAAATTCTTGTATATTAGCACCAGATTTAGTAAGATCAGTTTTATCTAGAAGTTTAATAGCCTGCGCACTAGAGGCACTAAAAGCATTTAGTGCTTTCAGTTCTTTTGACTGATTAGTAATGGAAATAATATAGTCACTAGAAATATCGTTAAGTTCTTTTAGATTTTTTGACATTCCGGAAGCTGTATCCGCGTACTCCTTTGCCTCTTTCTTCAATTTGGGG